TTGGCGACGATCCGGAAACGCCGCAAGAAGGATGGCAGTTTCTCATACATTGCGCAGATCCGCATCGCGCGGGATGGCCACCAGCACGCCGAGTCCAAGGCTTTTCCCCGCAAGGCCATGGCGGAGGAATGGGCCAAGCGCCGAGAGCTCGAGCTCAAAAGCCCGGGAGGCATGCTCTCGGCCAAGTGGCGGGGCGTGACCCTTGGCGACGCCATCGAGCGCTACATCCACGAATTCGCCCAGGATGCCGGCCGTTCGAAGCGAGCCACCATCCAGCAGCTGCTGCGCTTCCCTATCGCCCGGGTACAGATCACTGAGCTGACCAGTGAGCAGATCATAGGACATGCCGTTATCCGCCGGGACAGCGGCATCAAGCCCTCGACCATCAACCAGGACATCACCTGGCTGGGCATCATTCTCAAGACAGCCGCGGCCGCCTGGAAGATGCCGGTGGAGCTCAACGAGTTCGAGTCGGCCAAGCTGCTTCTGCGCAGCAAGGGACTCGTCTCCCGGCCAGGGTCACGCGATCGGCGGCCGACGGCCGAGGAGATCAAGCAGATCCGGGCCTACTTCCGCCGCTCGCAGAGGATCCGCCCGAGCGCGATCATCCCCATGGAAGACATTATGGACTTTGCCATCTCTTCCTCGAGGCGCCAGGAGGAGATCACCCGGCTTACCTGGGAGGATCTTGACCACCAGGCCATGACCTGCTGGGTTCGCGATGCCAAGCACCCGCGGCAGAAGTGGGGTAACCACAAGCGCTTCAAGCTGAGCCACGAGGCCATGGGCATCATCCAGCGGCAGCCGCGGGCCCAGGGCGAGGAGAGGATCTTCCCCTACAACGGCAAGTCGATCGGCACCCGCTGGCGGGCGGCGACGGCGGCCTGCGGGATCGAGGACCTACGCTTTCACGACCTGCGCCACGAAGCGACATCCCGCCTCTTCGAGGCGGGATATGAAATCGTGGAGGTGCAGCAGTTCACGCTGCATGAGAGCTGGGACGTGCTGAAGCGGTATACGCACTTGAATCCGCAAGATTTAATTCTTCGTGATTTTTAGATTTTTGTCACTACTGACTCTAGCTTGAGCCTTCCCTCATGGAAGTCTGTGTTGGCTTGAGAAAGCTTGTTCATAGCCTTGTCATAGTTTTTGCCATATTTTTTCTTTTGCCCTTCATCTAGTCGCTTGTCTTTAAGGCATTTTTTGCAGAATCTTATGTCCTTTTTTAGACCTGCCTTGTACTTGGAAAGCTCATCTGGTTCGTCAAGAGAGTTAAGCAGTTTTGTGCAGTAAGCGCTAAGAAATGGAGCGAAGAAGACGCTTGCATAAACACCTATCTGAACAAATTCTTCAGGAGCAAAGCTTGTTGCTAGCATTGTGAAGAGGGTGCCCACGCCACCTGTGAAGAAGGTTTGGGCTGTTCTATTTCCAACCTTTCCTTCATTCATTTTGGGCACCTTTTTTCAGCGATGTTAATTGCTCAACAATAGGGGAATTGGAGTCTAGTTTGATTGCTGTTTTATGCTCTTCTCCATCTTCCTCTTTTATTGAGACAATTAGAGTTGTGCCGCTTATTCTGCTGTTGATAAAATGTCTTGTTGCAGCCCTTGAAAGCTTGAATAGCATGGGGCTGATCGATATCAGCCCCAGCCAAAAGAAGAGCTCGGTAATTTCAGGGTATTCAGAAATCATTTAACACCCCTCCTTTTTACATCCTTGATCTAAATGAGCCTTCTGTTTTTTGCAGCCAAGTGCCGGGTGACTTCACTTATTTTGTAGTTTTTCGTTGAGCGTGTTGCTCTTTTGGTTTCTTCGTGTTGAAGTCTGACTTCAAAGATATCATCTTTAATGAATTCTTGCTTCCTTGAGGCAACCTTATCAAGGAAGTTCTTGTCTAACATTTCGACAGCGCAGTCCTTGCCGTTGTACATCATTCGCCAGCCTTTAGAAGAATTAAAGTTGACCTGTGTAAAAGTGACGGTAGTCAGTTCATCCTCAAATATGTTTTCTTCTAACGAACCGTCTGGCATTTGCGAAAGGCTTGAAATCTCTTCTTGATTGGCTGCGAAATATGTTGCGTGGTCAACACCTAACACTTTGAAAGAAGGGTTGTTTTTTCCTCTTAAAGGCTCGTGGGCGATCTTGTTTATCGCTTCTCTGACTTTTTTGTCAGTAGCCAGGAGACCAAGGTTTTTGTCTGAGATTATCTGCTCATCACCGAGATCAATGATAGATTTATTTTCTTTTTTGTCGATTTTTACTTTGATGATTTTTTTGTTTTTTAAGCTCTTGGTTAGCTCAAAGAGTGAGCCGCCGAGTATGGCGCTCCCGGCGGAGGAAATCCCAATGTACTTCAGTACATTGAGAACCTCAGGAGAAGCTGCGGTCACCAGGAACTCGACAATGAATGAGCCTTCTTTAGCTGGTGTGGTAACTTTTAGGTTTTTCGAGAGTTCAGCATCTTTGTGAAGTTTTTTTGAAACTTCGGAGATGAGCTCGTGCATGCCAACTATGGCATTTCCTAAATCAATGGCATTTATTCTATGATCAGAAAGACCATTGTCTTCCGCATCGTATGAGATGCTAAATCTTTCATCTTTGTATGACACGTCCACGTCCCTGCGTATTGATTAATTAGTCTTAGACATAAAATGGACGAGAACTTACAGCAAAGCAAACGCTGATGCAAGACTACGGCCTACCTCTGGCACTAAAGTGCATAATTGGCTATTAAAAGTCCTTATATTCAACAGTTTACCATTCTCCACATCTCATGTGCCTCGGCCCGCCGCTTGTCCAGGTACTGGGCGAGGTCCACGGCGCTGACAAGCCAGGGCGCCTTCTGCGAGTCACCGGCGCGGTAGGCGGGCACCGGCAGGGCCTGGGCGCCGGCACGGGCACTGGCGGTGCGTGCGCTGATGCCGAAGTAGCGCGGGGCGACCTCTTCAAGCGGCAGCTCGCCGCGGCCGTCGAACTCGGCCAGCAGTCCGAAGTAGGTATTCATGGTTGGGCCCTCCCTTTCCAGTGCTGGAAGCGTTGCGTGATGCGTTGGAAGACGCCACCGGCGGTGACGTTATGGTCCAGCTCGGCGCGGCTCTGGATGCCGCAGGCGGCGCAGATCCAGTCCCGGGCGTCCTGCTCGTTGTGGGTGCCGTCCGGCAGTTGGCTCTCGGTCATCCGATGCTTGTGGCGGCGGCGACGGTCCAGGTAGAGCCGGAAGGCCGGATCCTGGCAGAGCATCGCCGCCCGGCGGGCCCGTGGCCCGCCTTTCGGTCGATCAGCGCACATGGCGGCGCTTCCTCTCGTTGATCTCCTGGCACTCGATGCAGGTGGTGGCCCAGGGCGCGGCCCGGCGGCGGGCCGCGGGGATCTCGTCGCCACATTCCTCGCACTCGTCGTTGGCGGCCGGCGCAGCCGGCAGGCGGCGGTGGGCCAGGGCGGTTTCCATGCGCTGCTCGAGTAGGTCGGTGGCGCGGTCTGCGTTATCAGCCATTGGCGATGCGCTCCTGGATGGCCTGTCCGTCGCGGTAGGCACAGTGGTGGTCGGCAAGGGCCTGGCGCAGCTCTTCCTCGCTGTTGAAGGCCACGACCATGGCGTAGCGGTGGTGGACCTGCCCGCTGTCCTCGCTGAGCACGGCGAGCTCGCCGGCGTCCTGCAGGATGCCGCGGGGTTCCGGGCGATGGTGTTGTGCGATAGGCATGACTTCCTCCTTGATGATGGTGATCAGCACAGCTCCGGCGGGAAGGACTCTTCCGGCTCGGGCGGTGCAGGTGGTTGGAACAGCCGCTGGGCCGCGGCGCGGACCATGCGGGCCTCGAGGTCGGCGTCTTCCTCGGCGGCGCGGACGTCGTCGCTTTGCCGCCACGCTTCGAAGCGCGCGACCTGCTCGGCGAGGACCTCCGGTGGGGGCGTGCGGGGGGCGATATCCACCCCCGTACAGTTAGTGACACGAGTCCAAGCGTCGCCGGCTGCGCCGGCTCCGGAACGGCCCGCCGCCCGCTGACGGGAGCGGATCTCCCACCGATACAGGCGCGTGAGGTATTCGGCCTGGCGGCCGCGACGGTCGCGGACGACGAGGCCCCAAGTGGCTTTCACCGGCTCGCCGTAGCGGCCTCGGGCCTCGATGCTGCGATGTTCCTCGCCGGTGGCGTGGCTGAAGCTGGGCTCACTCGTGTCGGGGCGCTTCAACGTCCACGGCTTGATGGGCTGGTCGCAGCGCGGCGCGTTGGGGCCGCCCATCAGGCGCATGAACAGGTCCCACTGGCCGGCGTTGGCGGCCTGGCGTATCAGGCCCAGCGTTTCGGAGACGCTGGGCGCCGGGCGGGTGGCTTCTTCCCACTGGCGTAGCTGTTCTTCCTGCTGCTCAGTGAGACGGCGAACCTCGCGCCACACGGTGACGCTGGGCAGGCCCAGGAACTGGAACTGGCGGATGCCCCAGGTAGCGGCCCAGGCCTCGATGCGCGGGGCGGCGTCGGAAAGCTCGTGGCCGTAGCGGTCCTGGTGGTCGTTCTCGACGCTGTCGCGGGCGAACTGCTCGCCGTTGATGTTCTTGCTGACGTACTTGGCCACGTAGCCGGCCGCGGTGCCCCGGGAGTAGTCGATCCGCACCGGCTTGAAGCGGGCGGTGGACTTGTGGCCGCCTCGGTCGAACAGCTCGTCTGTCGCCTCGGCCTCGGCGTACTCGCGCAGGATCTCGGTCACCCGTGGCTCGGCGCCGGGCTGCATCCACAGCAGCAGATGCCAATGGGGCGTGCCGTCGTGGTGGGGCTCCACCACACGGATGCCATAGACACCCAGGCCCTCGCGGGCCAGCTTGGCGCGGGCCTGGGACCACAGGCGCTGGATGTGCTGCTGGGCATCGCGCGGGGTGCTGCCGTCGTACTTGCGATTGCGCCGCGCATTGCGCGACAGCACCGGGTGGAAGCGGCTGGGCGCGGTGATGGTGTAGAACATGCCGGTGTGGCCCAGGCGGCGAGCCTCGGCCTCGGTGTCGCGGATGCGCAGCATCAGCTCCGCCCGGCGGTGATCGGCATTGGCCAGGCCTAGTTCGGCCAGCTCGGCGAGGCTGTAGACCTGACCGTCCTGGTTAATCGCCTCCAGCGTCTCCAGCAGGGCGCGGTTACGTACCTTCTGGCTTCGCCGGCGCTCGACGGTCATGTCGCTGCAGTAGATGCCGGCGCGGGCATGCACGCGGTGGGCCTCGCGCTGGACCTGCTCGAGGCGGCGGCCAGCGGTGCGGCGCAACTTACGGCGCCACCACAGCGAGCAGCTCAGCCGAGCCAACTGCACGGCGGTGCGCGACCGGCGCGCCGGCGGTTCGATGCCGTGCTGGGCGGCGCGGCTCCGGGCCTTCTTGAGGGCGATCTCGTCGACCACCGCCAGACTCATCGGCGGGTGATAGGTGAAGCGGAACACCGCCATCAGCGGAATGCCCACCGGCGGCGGGGTGAGCGGGTTGCGGCTGTCGGCGAGCTGTTCCTGGTAGTCCGCCATGCGCGCCGAGAGCGTCTTGCCCCTGGGCGTGATGGCCGGTGCCGGCGGCGGCAGCAGGCCGTGACGGCGCCGGCGGTTATAGTCGGCGATGCCGCCGATCAGCTTCTGGCGCTCGTCGTCCACGGCGCGGGCCTGGGCCTCAGCGTAGCGGACCAGGGCCTCATCATCGTGACTGGCATTCAGGCCGCCCACGGTGAGGCGCTTCTCGACGTCGGCCAGCCAGGCGCATTCGGCCTGGATGCCCTCGATGGTGGTGCGCTCCAGGCGACGCAGCGAGGCCGCGCCCCGCTCCAGGTCCTTGGCGATCGGGGCGAAGCGGCGATAGATGCGGCCCGGATCGACGAGGCCCTGGGTGTTGCGGCGCAGCCAGCGGTTGCCGGCGGCGTTGCCATGACGCTTGGCGACGTGCACGAAGCCGGCGGCCAGATCCTCTGCCAGGGTGGGTAGGGCATCGAAGAAGCCCTGGCGCCACCGATGGCACTCCGGTGTGCCGAAGGTGCGGGATTGCTCGAGCACGGCGGACATCAACGCGCCTCCTGCCGGAACGGCTGGGGCTTGGCCGGGCGCGGCCGTTCAAGGCTCGCCAGCTCGCCGGCGTACTGCTGCACCACCGCTTCGACCTCGAGCAATTGGTTGCCAAGGCGGTGCGCCGTGGCGTCCAGCTCGTTGGCCGCCTCGTGCTCGCCCTTCTGTCGCAGGCGAGAGGCTTTGCCGTGCAGCGTGGACTGGCCTACCCAGAGACGTTCCATGGTGATGTGCAGGCTCATCACGCCACCCCCCGCTCGATGATGGCCAGCCAGTGCAGGGCGGCCTCAGTGTTGCCCTCGGCCAGGGCCTGGCGGGCGTGGGAAGCCAGCTCGCGGCTGGGGTGCGGGCGGTGTCCGCCGAGGTTATCGCGCAGGCGGCTGGCGTACTGGCTCATACGGTGCACGGCGGCACGCAGGGCCTCGCGGCTGGGCTTGGGCAGTTCGTGAATGCCCACCCGTGGGTCGCGCTGGGGCAGTCGGGCACTGGCCATCAGCGTGCGTCGCTCGCCGGGCTCAAGCTCGGCCCACAGCGTGGCCAGGTCCTCATCGGCGCAGCGGCTGTGCAGCTCGGCGCGAAGGGCGCCCCAGTCGCCGCGGTCGTGTTCGACGGCGGGGCGGGGCTGTGCACTGGGTAGCGGATGGACGTTGGCAGACAAGGGGCTCCCCTCCACTGGCGTGGTGACGATGAAAAAAGACGGAAGATCGGGGTTAGTGCGAGGCGCGCTCCAGGACGAGCAGGCGCCGTGAATCGGTGTTGGCGGCGGTGCAGTGGCTCGATTCGACCAGGGTCAGCAGATCCTTCACGGTGAGCACTACTCGGCTACCGCCGGCGCGCTTCAGCACCACGGCATGGGCGCTGCTGGCCTCCACGTCGATGCGGTCCACCTTGTTCATGCTCTCCATTTCGGCGTAGGCCTGGAGGGCGGCATTCTCGGCGGCGTGCTCGGTCATCTCGCGGTTGACCACCAGGTGCTCGATGCAACTGTCGATGGCCACCGCGCGTGGCAGCCCCGGGTGGCGCCACAGGTGGGCCGTGGCCTCATTCTCGGGGTCGAGCCGCGGCGCAGTAGCCGGGCGGATCGGCATGACATTGCTCATGGTGATGTCCTTCATCGTGGCGTCAGGCGTTGGCGGCGGCTTGCGACAAGGCCAGTTCCCGCAGGCGAGGCACCAGTGGCAGCCTGACCGTGGGGTTGGGGTGGTCACTCGGCGCGATGGTGTGGGTGAACTCGATCGATGCCTTGGCACGCCACCCGCAGTTCTCGTTGCGACATTCGAAGACGGCTTCTCGATAAACCGGCGTCAGCCCCTGGCTCTTGCGGATACGCATATTCGTGCCGCAGTGCGGACACGGGATGCGCGGGCGGATCGGGGCTTCTCTCATTGATGGCCTCCTTGTGGCTTGACCAGATAGAGCGCCGGCGGGGCTCCCGTGATTTCCGTGGTGCTCTTGTTCATGCGGCCTTTCAGCAAGAACTCGGTGGCCTGATCGATGGATGCGAGGCCGTATTCCTCCTGGATGGCGAGGAGCGCGCGCTGTAGCTCGATGTCGCCCTCCAGCGGGATCCGCTCTTCGTGCTCTTCATGCATGGGGTCTCCTTGAGGACCTGAAAAAGGCCTTCGTTTACTGGGCGCCCCGGGCGAGATTGGCGTTGTAGAGCCTGCCGACGCCGAGGCGGTCGTAGGCTTCCTTGAGCAGCATCTCGCGGAGCAGCACCGACCTGGGCTGGCCGCTGTGATAGACGAGAGCGTCCAGCAGGGTCCGCTCGCGGTCGTTGAGATTGACGCTGGCATACCGTTGGCGAACGAGATTGGGGTCCTGGTACATGGCGGATTTCCTTATGCAGAAGATCAGGACAGTGCAGCGATCAGGAGCGGCCAGCGTGGCCGGCTTCGGCATCGAGCTGGGCGAGCCCCTTGAGCACAAGCAGCCGGGTGGTGGCGGAGAGCGAGCGCTGCTGCTCGTTGGCCAGTGCATCGAGACGCTTGCGCTCGTGTTGCGTGACGTGGGTCATGACCGGGCAATTGCAGCCCTTGGGCGCACGCTGAGTGGTGGGGTGAGCGATGGTTTCGGCGGTATTCATCGGTTAGGCTTCCTTAATAGAGTGAAAGACTGTGCCGGGCGGTGGCAGCCGCCCGAATCAGTGCCCGTAGAGCCGAATCAGCTTGCGCTGGGTGAAGTGTTCGTCGAGGTAGACGCGCAGGTCGCAGAGGGCGTCTTCGATTTCGTGGTTGGGCCGCTGGTCGCGCAGCAGTGCAACGGCCAACTCGGCTGCTGCCTCGGCGGACACGCGCTCCTCGAGCGCCTCGAGATCGGCCAGCGGGTTGGCCGCGGCGTCGCGCTCGGTGGCCTTCACCGCCTGGCGATTGGCCGGGGTGCAGCGGCCCAGCTCGACGTCGAGGCCGCGAAACGTGGTGCGATGGGGCAACGCTTGGACGTTGCCGGTAGCAGCAGGAGTGGCCATGGCAGTGGCTCCCTTGTGATGTGAAGTGCTTTGTAAGACTGCAGGTTGATAATGGTTCAACGAACGTTTACCAGTCAAGGGGAAGGTAAAAAATACATGACCACAGGGAGCAGGTTACGAGAGGAGCGCGAGCGTCTGGGCATGAGCCAGACAGAGCTCGCCGTCCTTGGTGGTGTGGGGAAAATGTCCCAGATCAACTACGAAAAGGACGCTCGTAGCCCCAATGCGGCCTACCTCACGGCGTTAGACGAGGCTGGTGTTGACACCCATTACGTGCTCACGGGAAGGCGAACAGATGAGAGCCACGCCACATTAGGTGATGGCTCCTTATCGTTTACCACGGGGAGTGAAGCCCTATCACCGGTGGCCATGTACGACATCGAGGCCGCGGCTGGTGATGGCCGCTCGCTCGAGCGGGAAGAGGTCGAGTCCACGATGTACTTCCCCACCGAGCAGCTCGCCGCCCAGGGCCTCGACCCGGCCCAGGTGGTGGGTATCAAGGTTCGCGGCGACTCGATGGACGGCACGCTGGCCGACGGCGACTGGGTGCTGGTGGATCGCAGCAGCCGCGATCCTCACCCGGAAGGCGTGTTCTTGCTGCTCGTGCACGGCGAGCGGCGCATCAAGCGCGTGCAGCGCGTCGCCGGCGGCGCCTGGCTGCTGATCAGCGACAACCCGCGTTATGAGAAGGAATTGATCAAGCCGCAGGATATGAAGGACGTGGAGATCCTGGGGCGGTGTGAGATTCGGATTGGGCGTATAACCTAAATCATAAGGGGCATGCTTTGGCGAGCGTAAATGCTATTAAAGTAAGGAATTTGCGTAGCTTTTGTTCTGAAAAAGATTTTGTTCCAATCAAGGATATTAATATTTTGGTTGGTAAAAACAGCTCAGGGAAAAGCACTTTTGCTCGAGTATTTCCGCTGTTGAGACAATCAATGGAGGAAAAGACCAAGGGGCCGGTTTTATGGTTTGGAAATTATGTTGATTTTGGAGATTTTAGCTCTTCTGTAAATTGCAATATTCCAGACGGGGAAAAAGAGATATTTTTTGATTTTGACCTGGATGTTGATTTAGAGAAAGAGGTGGTAACTGATTATTACGATTATGCTAGCAGCGTTTTTATGGACTTCGACTTGGATAGGGATCTTGTTTCTCTCCCTCTTCAGTTTAGTCTTGGTGTTGTAAATCACGGCAATATAACCTCTGCTAGTTATATGGGGGTGAGTTCAGGTGACTGCAAGGTAGAGTTGAGGTTCTCAGGTTTCGATGTTTGTGGCTTTAAGGCCTTCAATGTCAAGCATGGCTATGAAGTTAGTTTTAAAGAAGAGTATAGAGCTCTCAATTCTATTTTTTTTCCTAGGGTGCTTTCAGCAGATGCAATGAAAAGCAATAAGTTTAAGCTTCTTCCTACTAGAAATCTCCCTGAAGTTCGTCATAAGTTTCAAAGATTTTTGCTGGATTACCATCACAAGTCAAAAAAAGAGTCAACTGTTGCAGGAGTTGTCTCCAAGGTGAGAGTTGGCGGCAGAGAAGATGTTTACAGTTATTTGCTAAAAAGCTTTTCTTCTGACAAGCAGTTTTTAAAAAACCTGGTAGGAAAAGAGGAGTATGTGAGAGATATATCTTACCTTTATAGTTTTTGCATGCATTTCCAAAAGATTGTGGACTCTGCCAATTCGGCACTTAGGGAGTTTTTTTTAGGCGTTAGGTACCTTGGGCCTGTTCGTGCTTCTGCGGAAAGATTTTATAGATATCAAGATCTGCAGGTCAATGAGATCGATCATTTGGGGGCAAATCTCCCAATGGTTATTAATTCATTGACTGAGTCGCAGAAATACAGGTTGAAGCTCTGGATGGAAGAGAGTTTTGGGTTTTCACTGCAGCTTTCAGGAGGAGGGTCACATTATGCGTTGCTAATCAAAGAGGAGGGGAGCGAGACGCCCTTCAATATTAGCGATATGGGGTTTGGGTACTCTCAGATATTGCCGGTTGTGGTTTCTGTCTGGCTTGAGAAAGAGGATATTGTTGATAGAGTCGGATATGGTTTCTCTAGAAATCACCCCCAATCAGTTATCGTTATAGAGCAACCGGAGTTACATTTGCATCCACTTTTGCAATACCGATTTGCACATGCAATTGCAAAGCTTTCTGCTTCGGGGGGTGAAAAGAAAATAAAGTTTTTGTTTGAAACACACAGCAAACACATTATCGATGCTTTTGGGGATTCTGTCAGTAATGGGTTGATTAGTGACGATGATGTAAATATCACTATCTTCGATAAAGAGGTTGGCGGCTCAACTAAGGTAGTTCGCTCAGGATATGACGCGGAGGGCTATTTAATGAACTGGCCTGCCGGCTTCCTATCAGCGTGAGGGTTTAGAGGTTTTCATGATTGTAAGAATCCCCGGAATTCCTAACCTTGATGATGATAGAAGTGATAAGCTTAGGGTTATAGAACATGCAATTAATGCTTTCGGTGAAGGTAAGCATATATTGTGGATGCAGCGTGCTTTAGTAGAAATGTTGTTGGATACAGAAGGGCTTAGTGACTACCATTATCGAGCTCTTTATAAGCTTAAGAGTTATGTGAGAGAGTCTAAGTATTTACATGAAAGTTTTGTGTTTCATGTTGAAATTGATTTTGATGATAAGATGTGTAGACAGGTTGAGGATGGTAGGTTTTTGAGAGTTGGCTATGGCTGGCTAAATGACTCATCCTTTTGGCAAAAGGCTAAAATTATAGTTGAGCACGTTTTTGACTATCAATTGTATTTAAAAGGGAGTCAGGTCTTTTTGGTCAAAGCCGGCTTGTTTGATTCTCAAGATGTTAAGTGCAATCCGCATCATGGTGGTGGAGCAACCACATATGATGAATTTGTGAGGCATCTAAATGAAGATGAGCCAGTTCTCTGTATTGTTGATAGTGACAAATCTCATCCTTCTGGTAAATTGGGTGGCACTGCAAAAAGGTTCAATCGTTTTGAAAGAGGAGCGGATGGTTTCGGCTATTTAAGAATTCTTGATTCTCGTGAGGTCGAGAACATTATCCCTTTAGACGTGGTTGAGGAAGTTATTTTAAGAACCTCTCAGAACAACTATGACAATTTTAATATTGTGGCGAGGCATGGCTGTAGGCCTTTTTTTGATCATAAGTGCGGTTTAAGAAAAGATGATGCACTTGCTTTAGATCATCAATGTGGGTCTGTTTATTGGGAAGGTGTTGTTGAGGCTCGTGAGGATGCAGACGATTGGGTCTGTCGTGGTATAGGCAGTGATTTGTCTCGGCATTCTTTGGATGCCATGAATTGTTGCTCTGTACATAAGCTGGCAGAGCGAACTGTTGAGGGTGTTGATGATGAATGGCTAAGTATTTCGCAACTAGTGGCATCTTGGGGAGCATGCTTGAAAAATAGAGTATGTTAACTATAAATCTTACCTTCACAGTGATTGTGAATAGCGATGAATTATGTGCGGCCGCTTCGCTCTTTATAGCCCCTATCCGAAGCTCTCTCAGGCCCTGCGTTTGCCGCTGGAGCCAGGGGAGCTGAGGCCACGCTACAACGTGGCGCCGGGTACCTGGATCACTGCGGTGGGCCATCCCAGCGATGATGCGCCGCTGGTGATGGGTGAGGTGTGGTGGGGCTACCGGCCGCACTGGACGAATGACAAGGCGCCTGAGCCCATCAACGCCACCGTCGAGAAGGTAGCCACCTCCAACTACTTTCGCGGGGCGTTCGCCCATCATCGCTGCCTGGTGCCGGCGGACGGCTGGTACGAGTGGCTACCGGTAGACGGCAAGAAGCAGCCGCACTTCCTGTGCCGTGAGGACCGCGAGCCGATCTGGCTGGCGGGCATCTGGAGTGAGCGGCCGGACGGCAAGCCGGGCTGTGCCATCCTCACTGAGCCGGCTCGCGGGGTGGCTGCGGAGATCCACTCGCGCATGCCGCTGGCCCTGGACGACGAGAGCCTGGAGCCCTGGCTCGATCCCCACCTGACGGACCGCGAGACGATCCGCCAGGTGGTCCACCACCTACCCGCTGAGCTGATAATCCATTGGCCCGTCAGCACTCGCGTCAATCGTTCCGCTAACGACGATGCCAGTTTAATACAATTCTGCTAGTGCTTTTACTTCAGTGCTTGCATAAGTGCTCGGTATTCTCTTTCTGCTCTGATTGCCTGATCCATGGCTGCTTCTTCATACATGGGGTCTAGTCCTTCAGTTGAGACATTCTCGCTTGCTTGGTCTCCTGTGAATGCAATCCCGTTTATTGTTTCTCTGAACTTGTGAAGTCGCGCAAAGGCGTTTTTTTTGGTTAAGGACTCAAGGGTGATGGTGGATAAGGCGTTGCAATGGTTTTTTAGGCTTGTGGTGTTTATTCCTTCGTGGATCAGGTATGTCAAGTCGCCGCGCACTGTTTGATCTATATATCTGGCTTCTTTTATGGCAAGAGTGGCAATGTCGACTATTGATTTATGATAGTTTTCTTCGCCTTTTATTTTTTCTGATTTTTCGTGATGCCTATCTCTCCAAGATATAAGGAAGGCGGCAAAGATGGCGGCTATGCTTCCAATTGCCTGAACCCATGATGGCTCTGTTAAGTCAATTTCTGCCACTACAATTTCTCCATTCGTTTTTAGTTGAAGACTGCAATCCTAGCACTTCATGTTTTAGCATTGATGAGTTCATTCCATTGAGTAGTGTATCGCGGTGTGCGGTGCGCGCAGCGCAGGTGCCAGGCGGCATTCTTGCTTGGCATGCCCAGGCGTACGGTGCCGCGGCCCATCTTACCGTTGAGCTTGTCCAGGGTGGCCATCAGCTTGTGATCACGATCGCGTTGGGCGGCCCGCTCGGGCGTGTCGAGCAGCGAGAGCTGTTCGCGGTTGGCATCCACCAGGTCGAGCAGCATCACGCCGCCTTTCATGAATCGGTACCCACGGCGGTAGATCGCCTCGAGGCACTGGCGGGCGGCGGCCAGGATCAGTCTGCTGTCGTCAGTGGGCTCGGGCAGTTCGACAACGGCGCTGGGCGAGTACTGAGCCAGGTCCAGCCGGTGTCGGTTGGTCTTGAGGAAGACGAGCACGGCGCGGGCGTGACTGTCCTGCTGGCGGAGCTTCTCGGCGCCGCGTTGGGCGTGCTGGCGGATGGCCTCCTGCAGCTCGCCCAGGTCGCCGGTGAGGCGACCGAAGGAGCGCGACGTCATGATGCGATCGCGCGGGCGGTCGGCGTCGTTGAGCTCGATGCAGGGTGTGCCCTGGAGTTCGCGCACGGTGCGCTCGAGCGTGACGGAGAAGCGCCGGCGGATGGTCTTGGGGTCGGCCTGGCGGAGATCCCAGGCAGTCCCGATGCCCTGGATGGCCAGCCGCTCGACCAGCCGGCGGCCGACGCCCCAGACATCGCCCAGGGCGGTGCGCTCGAGCAAGCGGCGAGTCTCGTCGCCCTCGGCGTGCAATACGCAGGTGCCGCCGTACTCCGGCAGCTTCTTGGCGGCGCGGTTGGCCAGCTTGGCGAGGGTGCGGGTGGGCGCCACACCCACGCAGACGGGGATGCCGGTGAACTGGCGCACGTTGCGATAGAGCGTGCGGGCCAGGGCCTGGGTGGTGGCAGTGTCGAAGCCGTCGAACCTGACGAACATCTCATCGATTGAGTAAGGCTCGACGCCGGCGGAGAACTCCTCGAGGACCTCGCGCACCCGGGCGGACATGTCGCCGTAGAGCTCGTAGTTGGACGAGAGCAGGTGGATGCGGCCCTGGTTGACCCACTGCTGCAGCTCGAAGGCTGGGGTGCCCATCTCGACGCCCAGGGCCTTGAGCTCGTTGGAGCGCGCGATCACGCAGCCGTCGTTGTTGGACATCACGCCCACCGGCACGCCCTCGAGCCGCGGCTGGAAGACGCGCTCGCAGCTCACGTAGAAATTGTTGCAGTCCACGAGCCCGATCATACGGCGTACTCGTGGATGACCGAGCGCACCACGCCCCACACCTGGCAGTCCAGGTCGGCCACTGGGATCGGCGCATAGCGGCTGTTGCCGGAGCACAGGTAGGGCCGCTTACCAATCGTCTCGTAGCGCTTCACGATCACTTCCCCGTCGACCAGGGCCACGACGATGTGCCCTGGGCGAGCGTCGATGGAACGGTCCACCACCACGGTGTCGCCGTCCTGGATGCCGAAGTCGACCATGCTGTCGCCGGTGACGGTCATGAAGAACGTGGCCGCGGGGCGCTTCACCAGCCGCTCGTTGAGATCGAGCGTGCGGCCGACGTAGTCCTCTGCCGGTGAGGGAAAGCCGGAGATGCCGGCGCGGATGGTGGCCAGTGGGTGGGGCAGGGCGCGGTATGGCGGTGCCGGGTGCGGATGGTGGATCTCGGGATCGCGCATGGCGGTGCCTCTTGTCAAAGACTGTTCGTTTATACAGTATTCGACATCGGCGCACTCTTAGGCAAACGCTAATATGAACAAAGGCCAGGTGACGCAGGCGGCCGGGCCCGGTGTGGTGCGGCTGGTGGCAGGATCATGAATTGGCAGGGACGACATGCGAGTGAATTACCTGGGCCCGGCGTGTCTGGGCATCGACCATCCCGCGCTGGAGGGATACGACCTCTCGCGCTTCAAGCCCACCTGCTACCTGGTGGAGGTGAGCGAGGATGCCGGAGTGGGCGGTCCGTTAATGGAAGGCGACCTGTTGGTGGTCGACGAGCAGAAGCCCGCCCAGCACGCCGACCTGGTGGTGGTGGAGCTGGATGGCGAGCAGCGGCTGTTCAGCAGCCACCGGATCGGCGGGCGGATGCGCCTGATGCCTACCGCCGGGCCCCGCGAGTCGATCTGGGCCCGGCAGTCGGATCTGCGGGGCGTGGTGGTGAGCCAGGCGAGGCGGTATGGGTTGTGATTTCTCACATCTGATATAGCTTTAATGTGAAAGGAAGACGTTGTCATGTGATTGATCAATGGGGGCGGCTATGAAAGGAAATATTTCTCTTGGGAGGTTTATTGCTCAAGTCAAGGATGAGTTGAAGAGCTCTCAAAGTGATCCGGCCGATGCATTTTATGAGCTAACGGATGTTCAGCTTGAGGTGACCTTTGCCTTGAGTACAAAAGGTGGTGCAAAAGGGAAGCTGGTTGTTGTTGAATTGGGTGGAGAAACTGCTGCATCACAAACGCACAAAGTGATATTGAATTTAAAGCCGCTCCCTTTATATGGTGAAAGGGAAGGTGAAGATGGGAATTCAGATGCAGGAGGAGGTGGTGGTGACAATAGTGGAGGTGGTGGGGGGACGATTCCAGGAGGGGTGTATTCGGACAAGCGACCAAACTTGCCTCTCTATGCGCCTGCCAATATCAAGGAATATGATCTTTCTCAACAGCAGTGGTTGCCTCGTTAAAGCGGTACCCTGATACGAGGGGACCCATGGAAATGGAAATAGCAGCGATGGTACCTACCTGTAGTTTCTTTTAAGCCCGGCCAATTCATGGCCGGGTCACCATTTACATGGTGCGCTTGCTTCATCAAGTTTTTACTTCCATCTCTACCGAGCTCGTCAGTGCGCGGTCGCTCAGGTCGTGGCTGACCTCGGTGATCAGCCAGGGCGTGGTCTCTATCTCGGGTTTCCAGCTGGTGAGCGTGACCGGGATCTCTGGGTCTAGGTCGGCTCGGCCCTCGGCGAGGTCTCTCACGCCCCCACCTTCACCTCGCAGCGAATCCGCGTGATGTAGCCCTTGTCGTCGAGGATGTCCTCGACGTCGGTAATCAGCCAGTCGGTGCCGTCGATCTGGGGCTTCCAGCCCACCAGGGTGATGGGCGTTTCGGCGATGAGGTCGGCACGGCCGTGGGCCATGGTGAGTTCGAACAGGGCCTCGCGGCGCTGAATGCGCTGCCACTCGGAGACGGCTTCGTCCATGGCGTCGGCCTCGTTGGCGAACACGGCGCGCAGCTCCTTGAGTTTGCCCGTGCCGCCTGCGACGACCTCCTGCCGGGCGGCCGCTCTCGGGTCATTCCAGTAGGCCTTCACGCCGGTATAGCTCTCGGCGTCGCGTGAGGTGCGGCTGTAGCGGTGCTGGTCGCCGTCACGCCGGGTGATGACCACGCCGCCCAGGGCCGCGCCGCTGGCGGCTCGGCCGTCGCCGGCCGGGGTGAACAGCAGGCGCCCAGATTTGATGGTGGCCACGGCGTCATAGCGTCGGCCCAGGCGGGTCAGGAAGTTGAGGTCGCTCTCGTCGGTCTGGTCAATATGGGGCAGGGGGATCGCCCCCAGGTCGCCGCCGATGATGGGCGACAAGCCGTTGCGCCCGGCGACGGCGCCGATGATGGTGCCGAGCGTCTGGGTGGGATCGTGCCAGCTCTGGGTGCGCTTGCCGGGCAGCATCTGCTGCATGTCGGCGGCGCGGGCGCGGATGGTGAGCCGGTCGGGGCTGCCGGAGTGTTCCACCTCGTCGACGTGGAAGGTGCCGCGATCGATCAGCCCCTCGTCCTGCCAGCCGATGGCGACGCTGAGCAGGGCGCCGCTGGGGGGAATGGCGAGCTCGCCGTCGTGGTCGGTGAGCACGATGTCGAGCTGGTCGGACTCCTGGTCGCGCTGCGCCTTGATGCGCAGCGAGTGGAGACGGCCGTTGAGCTTGGGCGTGATGTCCTGGCCGGCCAGGGTGACCCGGTAGCTGGGGCGATGATAGGGCATGGCCATCAGGCGTAGGCCCCCTGGAGCACGGCCTGGCTGTAGAGCGTGATATCGCCCAGGGCGGCCGCGCCGGCCTGGTCATCAACGTGCTCGAGGGTCATCGAGAACTCGATCTTAGCGGGCGTGCCGTCGCGGCACAGGGTGCTGGCGGTTTCGTCGATGCCGGTGACCACGAACAGCCCGTACTGGCGGCCGCTGCCCTCGACCAGCGGCCAGGCCTTGCCCTTGTCGGCCATGTCGCGGATCTCGTCCAGGCTAGGCCGGCCGCCGGTGAACGCGGGGTACAGGGTGCCCGAGAGGGTGATGGTGTCGCTGCCCACGCCAACGAACTGATAGGCCGGCCGTTCGCCGACGCGCGACTGGGACGGGTGGCGCCACTCGGTGCGGCGTTGCAGTTGCTGATACGGCACGCTGCGTGTCTCGAACACGAACATGCCCAGGGCCATCAACATGGCGGTCTCCTATTCACGGTCCCAGAGCGACGAGCGCCCGCGTGCGCTGGCGTCGCGCTGGGCATCTTCCAGCGCCCGCTGCACCTCGCGGGCGACATGCTGTGCCAGGGTCTGCTCATCCATGCCGGGCGCGGCGTTGACGTTGATATTGATGTCACCGAACGAGAGGCTGCCCGCGCTTGGGCTCATGCCGCCCTGGGTGAGCGGTGGTCGATTGTCGATCTGGATCGGCTGGGTATCGGCGGCAATGGGCGCCACGTCGGGGCGGGCGACCTGCAACGCCGGGAGCTCGGGCCGCTGATAGGGCACGGTGCCTAGGTCCGGCACCTCCGGCCGCTGGATGGCCAGCGCCGGCATGGTGTCGAGCTGCGGCGGGCGCAGGCGCAGCGATGGCAGTTCGCCGAGCTGGGGCAGCCTTGGCGATTCGGCGCGAATCTTCAGCGTCGGTAGCTCGGGCATCGGCGGTAGCTCGATGCCCGGGGCACGCAGGATGCCCAGATCCGGCGGGGCCGGGGCCTCGGCCGCCACTCGCATGGCGGGGAGCTCGGGCACAGGCGGCAGCTCGAGGCCAGGGGCGCGCAGGGTGCCCAGCTCCGACAGGGTCGGGGCCTCGGTGGTCAATCGCATGGCCGGCAGCTCGGGCATCGGCGGCAGCTCGATGCCCGGGGCGCGCAGGGTGCCCAACTCCGGCAAGGCCGGGGCCTCGGCCGCCACTCGCATGGCCGGCAGCTCGGGCATCGGCGGCAGTTCGAGGCGCGGAGCGTGCAGGATGCCCAGCTCCGGCAGGGGCGGGGCCTCGGCTGCCACTCGTAGGGCCGGCAACTCGGGCATCGACGGCAGCTCGATGCCAGGTGCGCGCAGGGTGCCCAGCTCCGGCAGGGCTGGGGCCTCGACCGCCACTCGCATGGCCGGCAGCTCGGGCATCGGCGGCAGCTCGAGGCGCGGGGCGTGCAGGGTGCCCAGCTTCGGCAAAGCTGGGGCCTCGGCGGTTACTCGCATAGCCGGCAGCTCGGGCACCGGCGGCAGCTCGAGGCCCGGGGCGCGCAGGGAGCCCAGCTCCGGCAGGGCCGGGGCCTCGGCCGCCAATCGCATGGTGGGCAGCTCTGGCACCGGCGGCAGCTCGAGGCCGGGGGCGCGCAGGGTGCCCAGCTCCGGCAGGGCCGGTGCCTCGGCGGTCACGCGAAGGGCGGGCAGCTCGGGCGGTACCGGTGGCGTGGCGGTGGCCACGCTGGGGAGCGTCAGCGCGCCCAGGCTGAGGCCAGCGCCGGCCTGGCGCAGGCGTTGCCCGAAGCGGTCGACCTGGTGCAGCGGGCCGTCCTCGCCGGCTTTCAGGCCGCGTTGCAGTCCGGCCATGGTGTGGCCGCCTAGCTCGGCGAACACGCGAGACGGGGAGTGGATGCCGAGCTTTTCCTTGAACCAGCCCACCACGGCGTCGGCGGTGCCGCCGATGGCGTCCTTGAGGGCCTGCCAGCGCTCGTCGATGCCGTTGACCAGGCCTTCGATGAGGTTGCCCCCAAAGCCGGCGAACACCCGTGAGGGGGAATGAATGCCCAGCACGCCCTTGAACCAGTCGGCCACGCTGCCGGCCATGCCCACGATACGTTCGCGCAGCGCGCCCAGGGCGCCGGTGACACCGCCGATCAGGCTATCCACGATGGCGCTGCCGAGGCTCGCGAAGCGTTGGGGCACTTGAACGCCGAGGCGCTCCAGGGCCGCGGTTATACCGCGCCACAGCAGCCCGAAGGGCGACCAGTCGAGCAGCAGGCGGCCGAGGCCGGCCAGGCCCTCATCGAAGGCGCCGGTGATGTGCTGCCATCCAGCGGCCAGGCCACGCGACAGGGCGCCGAACAGGCCGTCGACGATCAGCCCGCCGAGGGTGGCGAAACGTTGAGGCACGTCGACGCCGAGCCAGCCCAGTCCCTTGGTGATGCTCCGGTAGATCAGCCCGATGGGATTCCAGTTGAGCAGTAGCGTGACGACCGCGCCGGCGCCCTCCTGGAAGGCGGCCTTCACGTCGGCCCAGCGGTTGCGGAAGAAGGCGGCGATGCCATCCCAATGGCGGTAGATCAGATAGGCGGCGCCGGCGATGGCGGTGATGGCCAGCCCGATGGGGTTGAGCAGCAGTGCCCGGCCCACGGTCGCCATGATGCGCCCCACCCACAGCAGCCCCTTGCCCAGGGCGGGAAGAATGCGGCTGGTGAAGGCGTAGATCCGCCCGCCCAGGCCCCCGGTCTGGATGCCCAGCATGGCCAGGCCGTAGCGCACCGTGACGATCGGGCCGAGCAGCGAGGCCAGCATCAGGGTCAGGGCGCCGCCGACGGCCACCAGCCCGGCGACGCCGGCCGCAGCGGTGGCAATCTGGGCGGTCAACTCGGGATTTTCCTTCATCCAGTCGCCCACGGCGCGCGTCACGGCGGTGACCTTCTGGATCAGCTCGCGCAGCGGCCCCTGGTTGGTGTCGGTGAGGGTGATGCCGATTTCCTGCCAGGCGCTGTTGAGCGCCTTGAGGTCGCCGCCGATGTTGTCGGCCATGGTGCGTGCCATGCCGGCGTTCTCGCCCTGGGCGTGGCGCACGGCCTCGATCAGCTCGGTCAGACGACCCTCGCCCATGGCATCCACCAGCTCGCTCATGCCCGAGCCGGCCTCGACGCCGAAGATCTCCTGGAGGGCCGACGTCCGTTCGACGTTGCCCAGCCCTGCGGTGGCCTGTTCGATGTCCGACAGGATGGCGGGCAGGTCGCGCATGTTGCCCTGGGTGTCGGCGACCTGGAGGCCGAGATCCTGCATGACGCCGGCGGCAGCCTTGGTGGGATTGGTGAGGCGGTTCTTCATGGCACGCATCGCCGTGCCGGCCATCTCGCCCTGGATGCCGATGTTGCCGAGGATGCCGGCCATGGCGGTGGCCTGCTCAAGGCTGATGTTGAGATCCGCCGCGCCGCCCAGGTACTTCACGGTGTTGCCGAGCTTTTCGAGATCGACATTGGCGCGGCTGGCGGTGGCCGAGAGTACGTCGGCCACGCGGGTCATGGCGCCGTCCTGCTCGAGGTCGATCTTGAAGGTGCCGGCGATGTTGGAGGCGATGTCGGCGGTGCGGCCGAGCTCGGTGTTGTTGGCGATGGCCAGGTCGAGCACGTCGCCCATCGAGGCGCGAATCGCCTCGGCGCTCATGCCGGCGCGCAGCAGGAACTCCTGGCCGGCGCCGACCTCGGTGGCGCTGAAGGCAGTGGAGGCACCGAGCTCTCGCGACTGCGCCTGGAGCGCCTGGAAGCGCTGGTCATCCTCGGTGAAGCGGCCCACGGCCTGCACGGCGCTCATCTGCTCGCCGTAGGCCACGCCGGGGGCGAGCAGCCGCGCCCCGCCGTAGAGGGCAGCGCCGCCGGTGGCCAGGCCGGTCATGCCGGCGCCGCGCATGTTGTTGGCCCGGCCGATGCCGCGCTGGTACTGGTCGGCGGCCTGGCGGGCGCGTCGCTGGGACTCTGCCAGACGGGTCAGCTTGCGCTGCTGCTGGTCGATCTGGGCGTTGGCGTCGCGCATCTGCCGGGCCAGGGATTGCTCGCTGCCGGCGAGGCGGCCGGTGATGTCGTGGGTGTCGCGCAGCGAGCGCTTGAGCCGCTGGGCCTGGCCGGACTGCCGATCGTAGGTGCGGGCGAGCTCCTGGGCCTTGCGGATGGCCCGGTCTCGCTCGCGGTTGAGGGAGGCGGTGTCGCCTTCGGTGGTGTTCAGCTGCCGGGAGAGCTCGGCGACCTGGCGGCGCTGGGCCGCCAGGGCGTCGCCGGTCTCGCCGGCCTGGCGCTTCATGTCACGAAACGCGCGCAGGTCACGCTGCGCGCGTTCGAGTTGCTTGAGCTGGTCGCGGCTGGCCTTCAGCGCCTGGGCGGTGGCTTCACTGCCCCGGGTGATCTGGCGTAGCGGGCGGGTCGCGTTATTGACGGCGTCGAGGACGACTTGAAGCTTGAGATCGCGCGCCATGTGCGGCTCCGTCTGCGGCGCCGCTGCGCTTGCGCGCGCGTTCGCGCCAGTCCATCAGTTCGCGCAGGGTGAAGGCCGCGCAGTCGGTAGGTGTCCAGTGGAAGACGGTGGCGAGATCCGCCATCGCGTCTTCCACCTGGTCGGGGAGCCTTACGCGGCGTCGCCCTTGGCCCGCTTCGTCAGCAAAAAACCGGCGATTTCACTGCCGCATTGCACCAGGTCGGCCGGGTCCATCTCGCGAACCTCGGGCTCGGTCAGCGACGGCGCGGACAGCCGCGGGATCAGCTTGATCAGCGCGTCGGTCTGCATCTGCAGCACGTCGGTGAGCGCCACGCCGCGCAACTCGCCGCTGCGGGGCTTGCGCAGGGTGATGGACTCGATAGTCTGCTCACCGCGCTTGATGGGGGTGTCGAGCTCGACCTGGCCGGTGATGGGCTGGGTTTTCTCGGTCGCTTTATCGGTCATGGGGTGTAACTCCTGGTCGTAATCGCGTTTTCTCACGCGACGGTTTATGCTGTGCCACAGGTTCCCCCTAGCCTTGATAGGGTGTGAATCCAGAGCGCCTCGCCGGCCCCTTACCGGCGAGGCGTTCGTCGTTTATAGCCCCAGGGCGGCGCGTCGCTCGGCCAGGCGGTCTTCGCCGTTGACCTTGAACACGTACCCGGGAATGTCGATCTCGATCACCGTGGCGCCGTTGATGGTCAGCTTGTAGTAGCTGAGCGTGCTGGTGACGGTGTGCTCGGTGTTCTCGCCGGACTGGGCGTCGCCCATGTCGATCTCGGTGTGGCGGCCGCGCATCACGACCTCGACCGGCACCACCTCCTGGACGTCGTCGCTCTCGTAGCTGCCGGTCATGCGCAACAGGTCGGCATCGATGCGGCTGCTGCCGTAGTTGTCGAACATCGCCGCGATCAGGCCGCCGACGGTCCATTCGCAGGTCATCAGGCCGTCGATACCCATGTCGATGCCGACGGTGCCTTCCATGCCCCCGCCGCGCCATTCCTCGATCTTGCGGGTCAGGGTGGGCAAGGTGACGGACTGGACCTGGCCCTGCCAGGAGTCGCCGTTGGCGAACAGGTTCATGTCCTTGAGCTTCTTGGGAAGTGCCATGGGGCGGGGCTCCTATCAGGTCAGGGCGGCGACGCGGTCGGCGAAGTCGGCGAGGTAGGTGTCGGTGATCCGCTGCTGGAAGCCGAGATCCTCGAGGGGCGGCACCGGCGTGTAGTCGTAGTCGATGCGCAGCTTGCCGGCCTTGAGCGACTCGTTGGTGTTGAGCTCTTCGTTGAGCCAAGCCTCGCCGTCGACGATGTAGCCCAGCGTCTTGAGCTCGCGCAGCTTGGCGTTTATGCCCTCGATGATGTCGCGGGCCAGGCTCGCGTGGAGCGGCTTGTCGACCGCCCAGAGGTGGGCCTCGGCGATGGTGTCGGCGAGGATCTGCGCGGTGCGGGTGTAGTTCTCGAACGGGAACAGCGACTCGGGGCCGGCGCAGGTGCGCGAGCCCCAGAAACGGTAGCCGGACTGGTTGATCAGCGTGGTGACGTCCGCGGCGTTCAGGATGCCGGCGTCGGTGTTGGGGGACTGCAGGTCCCAGAACACGTCGGCCGAAATGCCGGTGACGCCGTTGACCGGGATGTTGGAGAGCGTCTTGTGCCAGCCCACGGTCTGGTCGAGCTTGGCACGCAGGCCCAGGGCGCGGGCCACGGCGCTGACCGGCGTGGTGGCGCTGTCGGTGATGTCCCAGGCCTCGAACTCGGGCCAGATGACCATCAGCTCGCGGGCGCCGAACTGGTCGCGGTAGCTGGTGGCGTCGGTGACGGTGGTCGCGCCGTCGGCGCTGACGTAGGCGAAGGCCCGCAGGTCCTGGGCGATCGATACCAGGGCGGTGGCCACCGGCTGGGTATCGAGCTCGGGCACGCCCAGGATGCGCGGCGTCACGCCGAGCTTTTGCTTGGCGGTGAGCAGCGCCTGCAGCCCGGTGCGCCGGGACTCCGGGGTGACGGTGCCGATGATGTTGCTGGTGGTCTCGGCCTCGTCGGCGCCTTCGGCCACGCGCACGGCGACGATCACCGGATCGCACTGGTCGGCGATGGCATCCAGCGTGCGGCCCAGGGTGCCGGTGGTACCGGCCTGGCCGATGGATCGGCTGATGTTGGTGATCAGCACCGGGGTGTCGAACGGAAAGGCGGTGTCGTCGGCATCCGGGGCGGTACAGACGATGCCGATGATGGACGTCGAGATGGTACGGATGATGCGGGTGCCGTCGTTGATCTCGGCAACACGGACGCCGTGATGGTATTGGTCGAGTGCCATGTGTAGGTCCTGATCAGGGAGAACGGTGGCAGGGAACGCGCGGCAGGACGCGCTATCAGGCCTTCATGGTGTGGTGAGGGCGTGGGCGGGGCGAGCGGTGCTCGGTGTCGTGAGGGCGTCTTACACCGGCAAGACGGAGGCTCATTGGCGGGGTGGCAGAGTCACCGCACGGCGACTACAAGTGGTAGGGCCGTGTCTGTAGTGGATGGAGGCGGCTAGGCTGTGCAACCAACATGGAGGTCGAACGATGGCGGGTTACTATGAGCTCAAGCAGGCCACCGATGGCCAATATCATTTCACGCTCAAGGCAGGTAACCATGAGGTCATTCTGACCAGCGAGCGGTACACGACCAAACCCGCAGCGGAGAATGGCATTGATTCGTGCCGTATCAACAGTGGCAATGACAATCGCTATGATCGGAAAGTGGCCAAGAATGGCCAGCCTTACTTCAATTTGAAGGCTGGAAACGGCCAGGTCATCGGAACCAGCGAAATGTATTCGTCAGAGGCGGCTCGAGAGAATGGAATCCAGTCCGTGAAGACGAACGGAAAAGGGCCGATGAAGTTCAAGGAAAGCTGAATGATGGAGGAAGCCCGCCGGATGGCGGGCTTCTTGCTACATCAGGCAAGCAATTAACACGGCGAGGCTCGTTGCCCCTACCGGGGCTGCGACATCGATCGCTGAGTCTCGCGTCCAGCCCCGCCATACCCCTTCATGCCATCGCACCGGCAGCGGGTCGCCCCACTGCCAGCCGCGCTCGAGGCCGAGACGGTACTCGTGCTGGCCGATTTCCCGGCCGAGCAGCAGGGCCACCGCCACGGCGCCGGCGGCGATCGGGCCGAGCAGGGGCCAGAGGGCGAGCTGGATCGCCAGCGCGATCAGCACGTGCTCGAGGTGGGTGCGGTTCACAGTGAGCCCTCCTGCGGCCGAATGGCGTTCAGCTCGGCGATGGCGGCCTGCGACGCCAGCTCGGCGGCCTCGATCGTCTCGGCGTTGCGTACCGCCGCCTTGCCGCCCAGGCGGGCGCTGCGGATGGTGGCCAGCGCCTGCTCCCACTGCTCGGCCGTCGCGACGATCTCGTTGGCCGCTGCCTCAGCTCCTACGCCGAACATGGCCATGTGGTCGCTGATGCTGGAGGGTATGGCGGTTCCGTCCTTGCCGCCGTCGAGCCAGGTCTGAGCCTCGTGCTTGGCCAGTTGGTATTCCTGCTCGATCAGGGTTCCTGGCGACACGAAGGCAGCGCGGGCTTGGCCGGCGGCGGTGTCGATGGCTTGGCCGAACTGTGTCTGAGCGGCAGGAAGAACTTCGCCCAGCGGCAGATCGGCGGAATCGGTATCCAGGTTCCAGATGGTGGTGCCATCGTGGCGCGTTACTTTGTTGATCATCATCTCTTCGATCTCCTTGGAAGCGACTTAGAGCTGGGCGTAATCCAGGTTCGTGAGTATGTTGGAGTGGTCCGGTTTGACGGGCACCAGATCACTCCAAAGCTTACCTTCCGGCAAGGTCATGCTTGAGACGCCGAGCGAATAAAGAGCGCTGCCGCCGAGGATGACCTTTGCATTCCCGTCATCCGCTTCAATGGATAGAGAGCAGCTGTTCAAGCGAATATCGAGACGTGTCCTTCCTCCTTGAGAAGCACCGAACAAGGGGCGGTTGTACAAATTGATATGCGAGTTGGAGGCCATCAGTGTTAGTGATGAAAGGTACGTGTAGAAAAAGCCATCGAGTGGGAAGAGCTGCTCGCCGTTGTCGGCGTTTCTGACATCCAGGTCAACATCCTTGATCAGAATCAAGCCATTATCCATGGTTACCAACTTGCCACGGTTGGCTGAGTAACTTGGGAGATAGTCAGCGGTATTGCGAATGATGGGTTTGTCGATGCCCGACGTATTTCCCCAGCGAGAGAACTCGATGACACCTGAGGCGATTCTGCCGGATAGACTTCCTTTCTCTTCGAAGACTTGACCCTCGCGCAGCAGGATCGTGAGCTTGGAGCCTGTCACATGTAGGTGTAGTGCTGAGCTCAGTGTCTTGAGAGGCGCCTGTGCAGACCCATCATTGGCGTCGTCACCCTCCTCGGTATCCACACAGACTGTCATTTCGGCCATGGATCGAATGGCATCCGGTACGGCGGCGGTGGCCTCGTCGACCTTCCGGTCGATCTGGCTCATCTTGCCGTTGACCGCGCCGGTCAGGTTGTTCGCGGCGCTGACGAGGGCGGAGATCTGTTGCTCGAGACTCATGGTTAGGCTCCCGTGGTGCTGGTGATCAGCGCGGCGCCGTCGTCGAACGCCTGCGCGAGTTGGGTGAATCCATCGCCGACGCGGCTTTCCAGGTCGGCGAGTTGGGCGGTGGTGGCCTTGGCGGCCAGGGCCGTGGTGACGGTGGCGGCGAAGTCGGGATCGTCGCCGAGGGCGGCGGCCAGCTCGTTCAGGGTGTCGAGGCTGGCCGGGGCGCTGTCGATCAGCGCCTGGAGCCGGGCATCGACCTGCTCGGGCGTCAGGGTGGCGCTCTTGTCCGCCTTGGTGGCCAGGGCGGTATCGACGTCGCCGCGGGTGTACACCTCGGCCTTGTCGGCCTTGTTGCGCAACTTGCCGTCGATGACGCCGAGCGTGTTGTTGATGGCCTGGCGCAGGGTGTCCAGGCTCCCGGAAAGGCTCATGACATGGGCTCCTGGGCGGCGATGGCGCCGCCGTAGAAGGTGAAGGAGGAGGTGAGGTCGTCGACCAGGGCGTTGACCGAGGCCACTGCTGTCTGGGCCTGCGCGGTGGCGGTCTCGGCCGCGGTGATGGCCTGCTCGACCTGGGCCATGGCCTCGGGCGTCAGGCGGCCGGCCGGGCCCTGCTGGCCGGCGGCGATCACCTTGGCGCGCTGGCCGGCAACGTGTCGCAGCTCCAGCGAGCCGCACGGCAGGTGCACGGTGAGGCACGTCAGCCGTTCAGCCATCGATCACCCCCGGAGTAAGCCGGATCGGGCCCTGCAGCAGGCTGTAGACGTCGCCGCCCGGGAAGGTGAGGCGCAGCTCGTAGCGGGCGCCGACCCAGTCGCGTGAGTAGCGCCCGGCGGTCATCTCGGGCGCGATGCGGATGGCGATGCGGCCGGCCGCGGGCTCGAGCGTGATGGCGTCGTTGTCGGTGCTGCAGTCGACGAGTGGGGTGCTTTCGCTGGCGGGGGCGATGACGAACCGGCCATGGCAGCCCGCCAGGTCGACGGGCGTGCCGTCCGGCTGGGTCCAGTCCAGGGCGAAGGCGTAGGTGGTGCCTTCGACGATGGTGAGCAGAGGCGGCTGGTGGCTCATCGTCGCCTCCTATCGACCGCGCTCGAGGTCGTTGACGCGGAAGAACAGCTCGACGTGACGCGCCATCTGATCGACCAGGGCGGCGGCGTTGGCGGTGTACTGCTCGCCCCAGGCGGCCAGCGAAAGATCCGCGCCGGTGCCTACCACGGTGACCGATTCCGCCGGCAGAGCGTCTAGGCGCAGATCGAAGGCCAGCAGCAGCGGCACGTTGTTGGAGACGTAGGCCAGCGGCCGGGTGTCGGACCAGACGGCCAGCATGGTGCCGTCGGCGAGCATGAAGCCGACCTCGCGGACCCAGAACTCGGGGGCATCGGGATCGTCCACCACGGCGGTGACGTGGATCTGGTGGTCGTCCACGCGCTCGCCGTCCGCCACCGGGATCAGGCGACGCTCGTTGACCAGGGAGAACTCGTCCTTGCTCGGCTGGCGGCCGTTGTCGCCGAGCGCGATGTGAGTGATGCGCGCCTCGAGACCGTCGCTTTCGGCGTTGAACACGGCGGCGAGGCCGGCGGTGGTGATGACAGGGACCAGAGCCGTCATGTGGTGCTCTCCATGGTGAAATGAGTGATGCCCCGGGCTCGCCAGGCACCGGCGGCCCGCAGCGACATCGGGGCGAGGCTGGCCTTGGCCACGGTGTCCGGAAGATCCGCAGCGTCCGGGCCGCGCACGTGGCGCCGTGTGATGGCCACGGCCTGGCAGCTTCCGGCCACCCGCAGCGAGGCGGCGGGCAGGCTGGCCTGCACCGCGGTGCTGGCCGTGGCATGTCGTGACACGGCCGTGACCTGGCAGGCGCCGGCGGCACCGATCCGCGCGGCGGGCAGGGTGGTGTCCGCCTGGGGCGAAGCGGCCCGACGAGCGAGGCCGCCGGCCTGGTGCGCCGCGGCGGCGGTGAGCGTGCCGATCGCTTCCAGGGGCGGCTGTGTCGGGCGTGCGGCCTGGCGGGCCAGTGCCCCCGGCTGCAGCGCGCTGGCGGCGCCGAGCCGGTTGGGGCCGAACCTGGCGCCGACCTTGAAGGCGTAGTGACTGCGCACGTTCTTGGCGGCGTCGATCGTGGCGCGCAGCTCGTCGTAAAGGCGCTGGTTGAGGAAGGCCGGCTCGTCGGGGGTGAGGTTGTCGTTGACGTAGAGCACTGCCTCGAAGGTGCCGCGCGGCAGCATCGGCTCGGCCTCGAACCACTCGGTGATCTCGACATCGATGCCCATGGCCGCCAGTGCACGATCCACCGCCAGCCGCGTGCCCTTGATGCGGTGCACCTCGAAGCTCGCCGCGATGACGTCGCGCTTGATGCGCTCCGGCCAGTCCGGCGACCAGTGGTCGACCGAGAACGCCCAGGCCAAAAACGGCAGCAGGTGCGCCGGGCAGGTGTGGGGATTCCACAGCGTGCGCAGCGGTACCGGCAGCGCGAGCGGGTGCGAGGCGGCGACGCGGTCCTCGAGGGCGGTGCGATTCGGCGGCAGCAGCGAGGTCATTGGCGGCGGCCTCCCACCGTGATGCTGGCATCGAGACAGTGCGGCGCCTGATGGGGCTCGGCGCGCAGTTCCTGCCAGCCGCTGAGCTCCACGGCCACCACGCCCTCCACGGTCAGGGCGGCATCGATGCCGCTGCGGGTGACCCAGGCGCCTAGGCGGTGGCGGTCGGTGATGTAGGCGTCGAGGCGCCGACGCGCGGCGCTGATCACCACCTCACCATCCGGGCCGGGGTTCAGGATCAGCGAGGCGTCGATGTGATAGCCGGCCAGGCTGGCCGGCTGCACGGTGACGCGGTCGGTCAGCGGGCGGCGCTCGTCGATGTGGGTGCGCACCGCCTCGAGCACCTCGGGCCGCGGGATGCCGTTGCCGCTGCGCGCGAGCACGGTGACCACGACGTCGACCGGCTCGGGGCTGACCACCGACACGTCGAGCACGTCGGCATGGGCGGCGCGGGCCTGGAACTCGTAGGCGCCTACCGGGCCGGCCACCGACAGCGACTCGAAGGCGAGCTGGATGCGGGCGCGGTAGTCGGCGTCGCGCTCCAGGGTGGGCGGTACCGGTGGCAGGGCGTCCGGGTCGCCGGGGTCGATCACCAGTCGCTCGACGTCGTAGTTGGCGCCGAGCTGATCGAGATCGGCGTCCTGGGCATAGGCCAGCATGACGGCGCGGGCGGCCTCGTTGATGCGTTGGCGCAGGATGAGCTCGCGATAGGCGTTCTCCTGCAGCAGCTTGGTCAGCGGCTCGGACTCCAGGGCCAGGGTGGCCGCGAGGGCATCGCGTTCCTCGGCGGGCGTGAGGTCGAGCAGCCGGTCCTTGCGCTCGGTGAACAGGGTCTCGTAGTCGAGTGCCTCGATGACGTCCGGGGCAGGGAGCTGCGAGAGATCGATCGGCGTGGTCATGCCACGCCCCTGGCGGCCAGCGGCACGCGAATATCGAGGCTGGCCCCGGTGGCGACCACCACGGCGTCGATGGTCAGCGTCAGCCGGCCGGGGCGTTCGGTGCTCACCTCGCGCTGCACGGCGCGCACGCGAATGCGTGGCTCCCAGCGCATCAGCGCGACGATGGTCGCCGAGTAGGCGCGCAGCGCCGTGGCGCCGTTCAGCGGCTGGTCGACGAGCTCCGGCAGCAGCGAGCCGTAGTCGCGGCGCATGACGCGCGAGCCGATGGGCGTGGTGAGGATATCAATGACCGACTGGCGGATGTGTGCGATGCCGCTCAGGCCGGTGCCGGTAGTGCGCTGCATGCCCATGTCCGTCAGCCCCCCGCGAACACGTTGAGTGAGCCCGTGGCGACCATGGATTGGCAACTGATGGCGTCGCCCACGCGACCCAGCGGCAGGCCGTTGACGAAGACACTCGATGAGCCGGTGGCCAGCACGCCGCCATGACCGCAGTGCTTGGCCCAGGCGTCGCCGACGCGATGGGCAGGACGCCCATTGATGAAGACGTTGGGCGAGCCGGTCAGGGCGGGGCGTGGCTTGCATCCCGGGTGACCGGTACACATGTCGGACTGGCGGGCAGCGGCAGGCATCGTCACGCACCCCCTTGTTCCGCGAGCACGGCATCCAGCATGCCGGCTTCGCGCAGGGCAACGACCATGGCGGCCGTGTTGAGTCCATCGTCATTGGCCGGGCGCGAGACCAGGCCGCGCTCCACGTCCGCTGCCCGCTCGAAGATGGCCAGGGCGCGGGCCATGTGGGTCTGCCGCGTGCTGCCTTGTTCGGCCAGCTTGCTCAGGTGGTCGCGCACGCTGCCCAGGTGGTCGCGGATCTCGGCCAGGACGAAGGTCAGCTCGGCGATGGCCGGGGTGTAGTCGACCTGCTGGGTGTCGTCGGTCAGTTGGTCGTCGCCGATTGCCATGGAGCCTCACTGATTCAGATCGATGCGGGCACCGCTCACCGAGACGGTGGCCTGTGCGGTGATGTTGATGTTCTTGGCGTTGATGCTGATGTCGTCGGCGCTGGTGACGTCGATGGCCCCCTTGGCGTTGATCGTGGCGGTGCCGGGGAGGCTGGCGTCGAGGTGCATCTTGTCGTGGTCGTACTGGAGCACGGCGCCGTCGGGCATCACGAGCATGGTGATCTCGGGTTTGTCGCTGGGGGCCGGGATATGGTCGGAGTTGATGCCCGTCAGCACCGTGGCGCCGCGCAGCTCGCCGCCGGGGGTGAGCAGCAGCACCTGTTCGCCCTCGGTGGGCGGATTCCAGGTGCGGGTCTTGCCGGCGCGCTGCTCGCGCCAGGGAATCCAGTCGGTTTTCATCGCGCCCACGAACACGCGCACCCGTGCCGGCTTGGGCGGCGTCACGGAGATGTCCCCGTGGTCGACCTCGGCGATGACGCCGGGGCGGACCAGGTTATGCAACAGGCGATTGATCTCGACTTGGTTCATGCCGCTATCGTGGCGGGGCGCGTCACGCGGGCGAAGCGCTGCCCGGTGTAGAAAGCGCCTCTTACACCGGGCAGGGCATCAGGGCGGGGTCAGGTGCTCGAGCAGCGCGTCGCGAATGGCCTCGCGGTCGGCCTCGCTGAAGCCGAGCAGGCGGCGCTCGGCGTACTTCACGCGGGGGCCGTCGCGATCCACTTGGTCGTGCAGGCCGTACTGGTGCACGCGGGCGATGCGGTTGATGCGGCCGAAGAAACCGGCGACCGCCGCGTCGCTCGTGCCGCGGGTGCGCAGGTACTTGGCGGTGCGTAGCTTGTGGAACATGCCGCGGCGGCGGATGGCGCCGGCTTTCTGGCGGTGCTGGGGTTTGCGCGGGGTGAAGCCGCTGCCGTCGGGGTTCTCCTGGGCCTTGATGCGCTCGCGCTGGCTCTGGCGCAGGGTGGTGGCCACGCGCCGGGCGAGCTGACGGCGTTGCTTGGGCTCGAGGCGGGCCAGCAGCGGGGCCACCCAGTCCTCGAGCTGGTCCAGGTCAGTAGAGCTCATCGTCGACTCCGGCCGTTTCCCACTCGGCAATCTTCACGAAGTCGCCTCCCAGGCGTTCTCGGACCTCCAGGGTCCAGCGCACCCCGGGGCAGTCCGGGCGCTCGAAACGCGGCATCCGGTGCTCGGCGGTGATGCGACCGGTCTCGCAGTCTCGGGTGGCCACCACCCGTTCGTCGAGGCGCACGCGAAGGGCGAGATCGACGCTGTTGTGGTTGAGGATCTCGGCCTCGAAGGCCACCGCCTGCTCGGACTCGAGATCGGGCTGGTAGACCGACAGCCAGTCAAGCAGCGGCAGCATCACGGCATCGATCTCGCCGGCGTAGTCGGTGAGGATCAGCTGGGCGGTGAAGCGATAGCCGTGGCTCAGGTTGGGACCACGGGAAAAGGCTACGCTGCCATCCTCGACGAAGGTCAGCAGGCGATCGGGGTCGCGCTTGAGCTCGGGGACGGCATCGATCAGGTATTGGCGCAGGGCGCTGAGTTTGCGCATGGCTCGGTCCTCGGTCAGCGCCGCCAGCGGCGTTCGATGGCCACCGCCAGGCGGTCGCACTGGCGACCGACCCCGCGGAGGGGCGAAAGGCAGGCCGCGATCAGGCGGCGCAGGAGGGCATAGAGGCGCTGGCGGTGAATCATGGTGACGCTCCGGGTGTGGTGGCGTGGCAGGCGATGATGGCGTCGACCTGGGCGGCGCAGCGCGCCCAGGCGCTCTCGGTTAGTTCCAACTGACGGTGAAGGTCACCGTTGGTCGTCGGATGGCTGGCCGGCAGGGTGCAGGGCGTCGGCGTCACGCAGCGCTTGACGATAAGCGGCGGCGCCGGTGACGGCGGGGCGCTCGCGCAGGCGGATAACAGGCTCAGGCAGGCGAGCGTCGGCCCAAGCGCGTAACTCGGCGTTCTCACGTTGCAGTTCCTCGAGGGTGGCCAGGCGATCGGAGGCGGTGCGATCGAGCTCGGCGAGCGTGGCGTTCAGCGTTCGACGCTGGTCGGCGAGGCGCTGGGCGTTGGCCCACAGGGCGTCGATGACCACCTGGCGTTGCTGGTTCTCGCGCTGGGCGACGTCACGCTGGTCCGCCAGGCGTTCGGCCTGCTGCCGGGCGGCGTTGCCGCGCTCCCACAGGGCCCAGCCGCCCAGGGCCAGGCCGAGCATCAGCAGCAGCGGTAGCCCCCAGCGCAGCAGGGGGCTACCCAGCCGACTCACGAGCGATCCCATGAGCCGAGTCCGACCAGGCAGAGTTCGCGTTCCGCGGCCCGGCGCCTCACCAGGCCGGCGAGCTTGCGGCCGCCGGCGTAGATCCAGCGCGACAGCTGTTCGCAGGCGGCGCGTGGCTGCCCGGCGTTGAGTCGCTCGAGCAGGGTGGAGCGGGCGAAGGCCCCCTCGCCGACGTTGAAGATGAAGCTGCCCAGAGCGGCGCGGCGCGTGGGTGGCATGGCCTCGAGCACGCCCGGCGCCACCTCGCGTTCCAGGGCGTCGAAGGCCTCGCCGAGATCGCCGGCCAGCAGCCGCTGGCACTCGGCGTCGCTGAGCGTCTGATCGAGCCGCACGTTGGGGCCGGTGTGGCCGGTGCAGATGGTCGGGATGCCCACCGGGTCGGTGTAGGCGGTGTTGCGGGTGCCCTCGAAATGGCCGACCACCTGGATGGCGATGGTGAGCGCGCCGCCGGCGGCCGCACCGATGGCCCCGCCACCGAGCCAGCGATTGCGGTTCTTGATCATGTGTCCTCGATCTCCGTGTCTGTGTGCCGACGGCGTCGCCAGCGTCGATAGCGGTCGATGTAGCGGGGAATCAGCAGACCGATCTGCAGCGTCAGGTAGCAGAGGGTGAGCACGGTGACCCAGTCCGACGGCGTCATGCCCCCGGCATGCAGCAGCGCCACCAGCGCCGGCGGCGTGGTCTTGAGGGCCTCGGTGGTGACGTTGAGCTCTTGCGCCATGGGGCGTCCTGCGATGGTCGGGCGGATCAGTCCCAAAGCTGGACGCGCGGTGCGCGGACCGGTTCGGGGGCGATGTCGGGCAGTGTCACGGCGGTGCCGGAGGGCAGCACCGGGCCCTGCTCGGCGAGGCCGACGTTGAGCGCCAGTACTCGCTCGGTCACGCCGGCGGTGCGCCCCAGGTGCCGGTAGCAAAGGCGGTCCAGGGTGTCGCCCTGCTGGCTGCGCACCGTGCGGGTCATATCAGGTCGACGGTGGTGTGCGGCCGGCCTTCGATCTCGGCGATGGCCCAATGGGCATCGCGGCGGTAGGCGTCGGCCGGATCGTCGATCTCCAGGCTGCGTTCGCGGGCGGCGTTGGTGGCGTCGTAGTCGGCATAGCGCTCGGCGAGGCCGGCGTGTGCCATCGACATCACGGCGCGCAGGTACAGCGTTCGATAGACGCCCGGGGCCTGCCAGATCGGCACGGGGATGGCATCGACGGTCGGATAGCCGGCGTCGACCTGCACGCTCTGCCAGTCGCGCAGCACGCGATTGACGTGCGCCATGGCGGCGTCCAGGGCCCCGGTCAGACGTGCGTCGGTCACGGTGCCGTCGAGGCGGTGCCGCTCGCGGAAGTCCGACGGCGAGAGATCCGGCCAGAAGCCGTTATTGAGCACCGGCCGCTCCGGCGGCGCGGATTCCGGGTCGGTGCTGGTATGGGTACCGGTGGATACGAAGCTACTCATGGCACTCCCGTGGCACGTGGTAAGAAGGGGGTGGACCGGGTGGTAGGCGAGCAAGGAGACAAGTCAAACCGCCATCACCTGGTGCCCCCTGACGTCGGCGTGCGACTCGGTGTCAGGCCTGGGCGGCGTCGCCCTGGCCAGCGTTCTTGGCGCTTTCGTCACGCACTTGGCGCTCGAGACGCTCGATGTCCTTTTTCACTCCGGCGCGGTCGTTGAGCTCCAGGGCGCGGCGCAGGTGCTCCAGGGCCTCGGCGGCATGGCCGCCACGGGCGCGCTCGGCGTAGCCCAGGGCCTTGTGCAGCTTGGCGCGCACCGGGTCGTGCATGTCGGCGTCGTGGGTCAGCGCCTCGGCACGGCTGAGGTGCATGGCCAGCTCGGCGGCGGCATTGGCGGCGACGGCGCGGGCTTCTTCGGTGTCCTGGACCGGGGCTTCCAGCTGCTTGATCGCCTCCTCGGCGAGCTGCTCGGCGAGGATCGAGGCGGTGTCGCGCTCGAAGCGGTCGGGGGCGTCCAGGCCGTGGCGCAGGGCGTACTCGGCGATGGCCAGCGCGCCGTCCAGGTCGCCAACGTCGAGGCGCCAGATCATGACGGTCATCAGCACGTCGTCCTGGGCGCCGGTACCGGCCTCCAGCACGCCGGCCACGTAGGCGTCGAACTCCGGCAAGATCTCGCGCTTCTTGGCGATCTTCTGCTCGGTGCTCTTGATGCCCTTGAGGGTGCGCCTTGCCTCGTACAGCGCGGCGGCGTGGATCTCGTACTGCTCGCCGTTCTGCTGGCTTTCCGGATCGGCGGCCCCTGCCGCCTGGGCGGCGGAGACACGTGCGTAGTGATTGCGGGCGGGGCTTTGCATCAGACCCTCCAGTCGCCGAAAACGATGTTTTCCACCAGGCAGCCGGCGCCGAAGTCCTCGACCACGTAGGCGTCGTTGGAGGACTCGTAGTTCTCCACGCGCTTGCGCTTGGGCTCGTCCTTGAGGTAGCGGCGGCGGCTGCCGCGCTGCCAGTAGATGGAGAGATTCTCCGGCGGGGTGATCAGCAGGGTGCCGTCGGGCATGTAGGGCACGCGGGCCGCTTGCTGCCCGCCCATGCGCTTCTGGCTGACGATCATGTCCAGGGCGCGCTGCTCGGTGGGCGGCTGATCCTTGTTGATCAGCGGGAAGTACTTGTCGGCGAGGATCTTGCGGCCGCAGATCGCGCGCAGGTCGGTGGACTCGCGATGCCAGGGGTCGATCATCTCGTTGACCACGTCGTAGACCAGGGCGTCCAGGTTCTCGTAGTCGCCACCGGGGCCGACGCGAACCTCGCCGGAGGAGGCGACCACCTCGCTCAGCACCCGGGCGGGCGCCTGATCTCGGTAGTGCTGCAGCCAGCCGATGTTGACGTCCTGCAGCAGCGGGTTCGCGACGCGGTCGGTCTCGATGGCGGCACTGGTGCCGTTGAGCCCGATCATGATGCGATCGAGCGCCTGCTGGCGGATGATCATGTTGCGCACGCGGGCCTGGAAGTCGCGGAACTTGGCCCAGGCGTCGAGCTTGCTCCAGGGGAGGTAGGTGTCGAACTCGGTGGAGCGGCACTCGTAGCCGAGGGCGTCCAGGGAGCTCAGATCCCGCGGCGTCCGGTCCTTGGCGGTGGTATCGGTGCGGCCGGCGATCGGGCCGGTCAGCCCCAGGCCGAGCTTTTCGCCCTTGAGTTCGTCGACGCCGATGATGTTGATGCTCCCCAGGAACTCGCTGGACTCCTGGATCTTGGATTCCAGGGTCTGCTGAACGCTGGGCTCGACCGAGAAGGACTCGCCGGCGCTGGGCACGCCAGACAGCTGGGCGATGCGCTGGGCAAAGCGGTTGAATTCTTGACGGGTATCGTTGCGCATGGGGTCGGGGTCCTCAGCAGTCGGTGAGCTCGACGCCGCCGTTGCCGCCCAGGGCGGGGGAGCGGGGCTCGGTGTCAGGGGTGTTGTCGAGCTGGGTGTAGAGCTCGTCGAGGCGTTGCTTCGTCGCCTCGAGGGTGGTCTTCAGCTCGTTGAAGGCGGCGGCGTCAGGGCGGTCCGCGAGGTCGTCGACCAGGGCCTGGTGCTTCTCGACGAACAGTTCGAGGGTCTGCTCGAGGTCGGTGCGGAAGTCCGCGAAGCCCTTGTCGGTCTTGGCGTCGTGCTTCCTGAACAGCGACTTGACGGTATCGAGCAGGCCCGGCCCCTTGTCGGGCTTGGCAGCCGGGGTGGAGAAGTCCAGTTCGGTCTCGACGGCGGCGGTGAAGACGTTGCTCGGCTTTTGCTTGCGGGCGGCCAGCGGCGACTTGTCACCCTGCTGGGCGCTGAACTGCAGCATGTCGGTGCCGAGGCTCGCCGGGGTGTCGGTGACTGCCAGGCCGACCAGGTAGGCTTCGCCGGTGTCGGAGAATTCCGGGTCCACTTCGATGGAGGTGTAGACCTTCTGACGGCTCTGGTTGATTTCCTTGAGCTTGTCGGTGGGGTCGATGTCGACGAACAAGCCCAGCTTGCCGTCCTCGACTTCCTTGGCCTCCACGGCCGTCACGTCGCCCAGGGCGGGGAAGGGCCCGTCGTGGAACATGCCGCGCATGTGCTCCATCCACACGCGGGCGCCGTACTTGGAGCGGTCGAAGTTCTTGGCCATCTGCTCGATCCACTGGCGTGAGATCGTGCGGCCGTCGGTGGTTGCGCCTTCGGTGGCGACGCGGAACTGGGCCATGGGTGCCTCGTTGGGTGGCGGGTCGGGCAATGGCGTCAGGTTCCGCGTACAGGGGGACTCTCTCAACGCGGGGCCGGTGTAAGTCGGGCGACTCACACCGAGGCGCCCGGAGATGGCCATGCGCGCGCGGGTAGGCTGGCCGCATGACGACACCAGCCCCCGATACCCTCGAATCCCCGCGCCTGACGGCCCGCCATCTCTACTGGCAGGGCTGGCGAGTGGCGCGTATCGCCGAATTCCTCGACCTCAAGGCGCCGACCGTTCATAGCTGGAAGGAACGCGACGGCTGGGAGGAGGCCACACCTACCCAGCGGGTGGAGGGGGCGCTCGAGGCACGCCTGGTGCAACTGATCGGGAAGGTTCCCAAGGAGCCTCGGGACTTCAAAGAGATCGACCTGCTAGGCCGGCAGATCGAGCGGCTGGCCCGGGTGCACCGCTACCAAGAGAGCGGGCGCGAGGCCGATCTCAATCCGAACATCGAGCGGCGTAACGCCGGCGAGAAGCGCAAGCCGCGGCGCAACCATCTCGACGAGGAGCAGGTCGAGCAGCTCAAGGCGGCGTTCCTGGAAGGCGCCTTCGCCTATCAGCGCCACTGGTACGAGGCCGGCCAGAAGCACCGGATTCGCAACATCCTCAAGAGCCGCCAGATCGGCGCCACCTTCTTCTTCGCCCGCGAGGCGATCGTCGACGCCTTCGAGCACGGCCGGAACAAGATCTTCCTTTCGGCGAGCAAGGCGCAGGCCCATATCTTCCGCAACTACATCGTCCAGTTCGTGAAGGAGGTCTGCGACGTCGACCTCAAGGGCGATCCGGTCGTGCTCGACAACGGCGCCGAGCTGCACTTCCTGGGTACCAACTCGAAGACGGCCCAGGGCTATCACGGTGACGTTTACCTGGACGAGTACTTCTGGATTCACCGCTTCCAGGAGTTCCGTAAGGTCACCTCCGGGATGGCCATGCACAAGAAGTGGCGGCAGACGTACTTCTCGACGCCCTCGAGCCTGGGCCACGAGGCCTACCCGTTCTGGTCCGGTGAACTGTTCAACAAGCGGCGCAAGAAGAGCGAGCGTCAGGAGTTCGACGTCAGCCACGCCGAGCTGGCCGGCGGGTCGCTGTGCCCAGATGGCCACTGGCGACAGATCGTCACCGTGGAGGATGCCATCGCCGGCGGCTGTGACCTGTTCGACCTCGAGCAGCTCAAGCTGGAATACAGCCCCGACGAGTTCGCCAACCTGCTGATGTGCCAGTTTGTCGACGACAGTCAGTCGGCGTTTCCGCTGTCGCTCGTGCACCCGTGCATGGTCGACAGCTGGGAGATCTGGGACGACTACCGGCCTTACGCGCCGCGTCCGGTGGGCGATCGTGGGGTATGGATCGGCTACGACCCGACCGGCACCGGCGAGGACGGCGACGGCGCGGGCATGGTGGTGGTACTGCCGGCGCGCAGTGCCGGCGAGAAGCACCGCATCTTGGAGCGCCACCGGCTCAAGGGCGAGGACTATGAGGCCCAGGCGGCGTTCATCAAGTCGTTCCAGGCCAAGTACCGCATCGAGCATATCGGCATCGACATCACCGGCCTCGGCGAGGCGGTGGCCGAGCACGTCGAGAAGTGGTTCCCGACCCTGGTGCGCTTCCGCTATGACCCGGCGGTCAAGGGTCGGCTGGTCATGCAGGCCCAGCAGATCATGCGCAAGGACCGCCTCGAGTTCGACGCCGGCTGGTCGGATCTCGCCCAGTCGTTCATGGCCATCAAACGAGAGCTCACCGCCTCCGGCCGCCAGTACACCTACACCTCGGGCCGCAGCCAGGCCACCGGTCACGCGGATCTCGCGTGGGCCACCATGCACGCCTTGTCACACGAACCGATCGACGGCCCGGCCGAGGGGGCCGGCCAGTCCCTGATGGAGATGTACGAATGACCGCCACCGCCAGTAAACCGCGCGTCCGCCTGCCGGCGGGGTACTCCACTGCCAGTGCGCCGGCGACGCCACGCACCGAGGCGTTCAGCTTTGGCGACCCGGAGCCCGTCACCAGCATGCGCGACGTCTTCTATGAGGGGGTCTACCTGTCGGCGGACGAGTGGTACGAGCCACCGGTGCCGATGGATATCCTGGCCAAGTCCTATCGGGCCACGGCCCACCATGGCAGCGCGCTCCAGGTGAAGCGCAACATCCTGCTGCGCACGTTCCGGCCGCACCCGTTGCTGGGCCGGCGCACCTTCTCGGCGCTGGCCCTGGATTACCTGGTGTTCGGCAACGCCTACCTCGAGGAGGTGCGCGGCCGGCTGGGCAAGCAGCTGCCGTTCCGGCACCTGGGTGCCAAGTACATTCGGCGTGGCGGCAAGCGTGCCGATCGCTACTGGTGGGTGCCCAACTACCTGGAGCGCACCGAGCTGCCACGGGGGAGGGTGGTGCACTTGCTCGAGCCGGACATCGACCAGGCGATCTATGGCGTGCCGGACTACCTGGGCAGCCTGCAGTCGGCCTGGCTTAACGAGTCGGCCACGCTGTTCCGTCGCCGCTACTACCTCAACGGCTCACATGCGGGATTCATCATGTACGTGAATGATCCGGCCCACGATCAGAAGGACATCGACGCCATGCGCCAGGCGCTCAAGGAGTCGAAGGGCCCCGGCAATTTCCGCAACCTGTTCCTCTACTCGCCCAGCGGCAAGAAGGACGGGGTGCAGGTGATCCCGGTGAGTGAGGTGGCGGCGAAGGACGACTTCTGGAACATCAAGAACATCACCCGCGACGACCAGCTCGCCGGCCATCGCATCCCGCCCCAGATGATGGGGATCATTCCCCAGAACACCGGCGGGTTCGGCGACGTCGAGAAGGCTGCTCGTGTCTTCGTGGCCAACGAGCTCGAGCCGCTCCAGGCCACCATGCGCGAGATCAACGAGTGGGCCGGCGAAAAGATCGTGCAGTTCGATCCCTACTCGCTGAGTGCCGGCGAAGGCACTGGCCTCGATCCGACCCGGCGATAGCCACCGACTCGCTGACTACCACCATGGCCGCCCACTCGGGCGGCCTTTTCGTGCGGGCGCTACCTTCTCCACCTGCCGGCATCCCCAGCCGTGGACCGCCGCGCGCCGTCGACACCCCGCCCCGCCTGCGCGCTAAACGTGCCGGTTTTTATGCACTTATGCACTAGGTCGTCAGACCCCACCGTTGAGCGGGTTGGAAGGGGTTACAGGGAGGCGACGGTCTATGCGGATCTATGCAGTTTTATCCTCTTCGTCACCGCTCATATCCCTTACGAACGAAACGCATGATGTAGGAATTAAGCCCACGCCCATTACGAGCCAGGGTTTTCATCTGTTCGACATGGTGTTGGCCACAGCTGGCATACGACCAGGTATATGGAGTACCTGTTTTGAACTGCACATGGATACGGTCGGCCAAAATCTCGTAGAAGCGAACGCCTGAGTTCCCGCCGAGGTTGAGGTAAGGCTGCATCTGTTTCCCCTGCTGCGAGCTAATGCATTGGTAGGTTATCAAGCTAGCAGTGAAAGACTGGTATCGGTTGGGCGGGGAGAAAATACTGTGCCAATTTTGGTACTTGGTGGCGCTAATGCCCGTGGTTGTCAGCCTTCGTTCCAATCCATCATCGGGGCCACGGAAAAAGTGCGGTCGAGGTCGGTCATCGGTATCACGGAGGTCGGGCGGAATGGCGCGTATTCTACCAGTCGTGGCGTCGGTTGCGAGGGGGCTGTCAGCGTGAACCGTGCCGCTGACGATGTCGTCCATACTGCAGGTGATACCGCGGTAACAGGGTAAGAGGAGAGCAGCCC